AAATATTAAAGCAGGTGGTAATGTTAATGTGGATGGAGCCGAGTTTCATGGACAGGAAGGATCTGCTGGCGCAGGTGTAGATGTTGAAGATTCTAAACTAGCATTGACTGCCCCAGAGTTTACTGATGGTCGTCCAGATCAATTTGGTACTTTATCTACTCCTGTTCGTCCAAGTCCACCAACAGATTTAAAGTATGCTCTCAATGAAGAGAATCAAAAGTTAGTTGATGACTATATTGCAAACCCAACTAAATATAAAAATGCAGAAGCTGCTGCAGGTGGAGTTAAAGAAAACTACGCTGGAACACCTAAGACTGATGAGAGCGGTGCTAGTTTAATTGCTGGAGCAACTGCTTCTGACTTATATCAATTCCTCACTAAACAACTTCAGTTGGCAGAGTCTGGTTATTGGAGAGAAACAGGACAAGGTGGTCAACCAAGTAATGCTAATATTACTCGCATCTGGGCAGACCTTGGATATTCTAAGACTAATCCATATTGGACTACTGATCAAACTGCTTGGTGTATGGGTTTTGTAAACTGGACATTAAAACAGTGCGGATATCGTTATGTTCAAGAAGCTGGAGCACGAGCAATTAAATCAAATCCAGATAGATGGAAAGCGACACCAATCACTGACTTTAGTCAGGCTGAACCTGGAGATATCGCTCTCTGGAGTTATGGTCACGTAAACTTTGTATATTCAAACAAAGGTAATGCATTATCTTTTGTTGGTGGTAATCAAACACCAAAGGCTAAAACAAATAACCCATCCGATGGAGATGTTTCATTATCTTGGCCAAGTGGATATAAACTTCCAGGAAATGGATCTTTAGTCGGTATTTGGAGACCAAGTAAGGTTTAATATGGCTGGAGTATGGACACCCACGGAAACCTTGCTTGGAACTCATGTTGAATTAGAAACATTCAGCCACAGTATTACATATATTGAACCTGCTGGAGAAGCAGATCCATTGGCAGATCCTCCCGTAGAAGGAACAGAAGAAGTTCGTTATACTGTAAGAATAGTTGCATTGGAAGGAAATCCTACCACTGTTACTTTTACTACAGGAGATCCAGGAATTGTTGCTGGTTTTTTTAAAAGAGTTTTTAATGATACAATACAATATAAAACTTTTGATAAAAGAATAGTAACTGTAGTCACTGATCCAGATAATGGTGCTTGGGATAAAGTTATTAATTCCGAAGTGTATGAAGCAACATCATTTAAAGCTGATACATCCAGAAACATTATAAGAAATTACAGAGCAGAAGCATTTATTAATGATCCTTTAGATCCGAACTACTTGGATATTGTTGCGACAAAAGATTACACTATTAATATTCGGGATTTAAATTGGTCCACAGGACAAACACTATTAAAACAATTAGTAACTTTAACTCAGAGTAGATAATGCCAGCGATATCTTTAGAAGCACAACAATCAACAGGACACGGATGTTTTCCTCCAACTCCAGCTGCTGGACCATACACGACCAAGTCTTTTTTTAATGGTAAGGCTATTCAGTTATTGGGGCATACTCAATATCAGGCACACACCTGTGGATTAACTACTCATCCTAATTCTGCTCGAAAAGTATCATCTTCTTCCTCCACTTTCTATTTTGAAGGTAAAAAAGTCGCTCGAATCGGAGACGATATTGCCTGTGGAGATACAATAGCTGAAGGATCGCAAGATTCGTTTATTGGATAGACTAAATAATAATATGTCAAAAAATACAAGAACATTTTCGGATTTAGACTTAAATTTCACTGCTCACCCAGTGAATAAAGACATTGTACGTCGTTTCGATGAGAATGCCATTAAGGCATCGGTTAAAAATCTTCTTTTGACTCGAAATTTTGAGCGACCATTTCATAGCGAGATAGGTTCTCCTATCAGAGCGTTGCTATTTGAACTTCCTGGACCAATGTTTACAGTTATGATGAAACGAGCCATTGTGGACGTTATTAATAACTTTGAACCACGAGTGAACATTATAGACGTATTGGTGAATGATTCATTAGACGAAAACGCAGTCTATATTACATTAAACTTTAAAATAGTAAATACCCAGAGACCTATCTCTCTGGATTTAGCACTAGAGAGAACACGATAATGGCATCCAATAATAAAAGAATTAGTGTATCAGAATTAGATTTTGATAACATTAAGGCTAACCTAAAAGAATACTTAAAAGGTCAGGACACATTTACTGACTATGATTTTGAAGGATCAGGACTGTCCATTCTTCTAGATGTTCTGGCTTACAACACTCACTATAACGGTATCTATACTAACCTTGCTGTAAACGAGATGTTTCTTGATTCAGCAAGCAAAAGAGCGTCTGTTGTTTCTCTTGCCAAGTTACTTGGATATACTCCAAACTCAGCCAAGTGTGCAACTGCCACAGTAACTTTGAATATTACATCGCCATCTACTGGACCATCCGTTGTTACAGTTCCAGCCTTTACTCAATTCAATACAACTGTTGATGGTAATTCTTACGCATTTTATACTACTCAAGAGTATAGCGCAGTTGGTGCTTCAACAAATTACTCGATTCCAAATGTTGTTTTAACTGAAGGTTCTCCTTTAGCATTTAAATACACAGTCGCTTCTGGCACACGATACATTATCCCAAATGCCAATGTAGACTTAGCTACTGTTAAGGTTCGTGTTCAAGAAAATGCAACATCTTCCAATTTTACCACTTATACGATTTCTACTTCTATTATAGAAGCCGATTCAACTTCAAAAGTATTTTGGATTAAAGAGATCGATGATGGTTTATACGAATTAACATTTGGCGATGGCACTCTTGGTAGAGCACTTGACAATGGTAACGTAGTTAATATTAGTTATTTTGTTTCTAGTTTAGATGCACCAAATGGTGCAACCCTATTCTCATATGATGGTTCCACTCTTTATTCTGGAGCCAATGTTTCAATCACAAATACTTCTGCTGCAATTGGTGGTGGAGTAGTTGAAGATATAGAAAGTATTAAATTTAATGCACCAAGAACTTATGCTGCACAAAATCGTGCTGTAACTCCAGATGATTATCGTGCATTAATTTATGCTAATTTCCCAGAAGCTGCATCAGTTGCTGTTTGGGGTGGTGAAGATAACGATCCACCTATTTACGGTAAAACATATATTTCAGTAAAACCAAAAACTTCAGGTAAGTTAACAGTTCAGCAAAAATCAGATATTATAAACACAATTTTAGAATCAAAAAATGTTGTATCAATTACTCCAGAAATTATTGATGCTGAAGAAATTAACATCGCATTAACTGTTACCGTATACTACAACGATAGAGAAACAGGATATTCCTCAACTGACATAGAATCTATTGTTCGTCAAGTTATTTTAGACTACAACGAATCTGACTTACAAAAATTTGAAAGTGTATTTCGCTATTCTAAGTTAAGTCGTTTAATTGATGCAGCTGAACAGTCTATCACAAATAACATCACAACTGTAATATTAAGAAGAAATATATCTCCAAGATATGGTATTTCTGCTGAGTATAATATTAATGTTATTAATCCAATTTATAACGAGGGTGTTGCTGAAGATTCAATCACTTCAACTGGATTTTATATTCAAGGAAGCGATTTTATTCACTATCTAACCGATGATGGTATTGGTAATATGATTCTTTTCTATCGTTCTATTGGAACAGCAACACAAGATGCTCAAAATATTATTGTAAATAATGCTATTGGGACTGTTGACTATGCAGCTGGAAAAATCAATATTAAGAATTTAAATATTACAGGACTTGCTGATCTTGATTTTGAGATTAGCATTAAGCCACAATCGAATGACGTAATATCTGCGTTTACTCAAATCGCACAAATAACACCAGATCACTTATCCGTAACAGCAATTCCTGATAAGACTGCCAATGGCGATCTCCGTGCAGGTAGAAATTATACATTCACTTCTAGCCATTCATAATGACAATACCTCGTCGCACATTATCATCTTTAGTTGCCAGTCAACTTCCTGAGTTCGTCAGGGAGGATAACCAAACATTCGTAGCTTTTATAGAAGCGTACTATGAGTATTTACAGAACACAACTGGTAATGATTTAAAAACACTTGGCGATCTTGATACTACTTTAGACTCGTTCATTAAGTACTTTAAAAAAGAAGTTGCTGTAAATTTCCCACAACCTGTAGTAAATGAAAGATTTTTATTACAGCATATGAAAGACCACTATCTTGCAAAAGGTAGTGAAGCATCTTTCAAATTTTTGTTTAGAGTTCTTTTTGATAAAGACGTTACCTTAGAATATCCTTCTCGCCAGATGCTCCGTGCATCTGATGGTCGATGGAATCAAGATGTATCAATTTTTGCCAGAGTTAATGCTGGTGATCCAGATTCTATTATCGGTAGAGTAGTTGATGTAGTTACACCGAACAGAACTATCAGACTGCAAATTGACAGAAGACAATACGTTGAAGTTGAAATTGATCGTATTGTTGAGATTGCAGATGGTATCTATGAATTCTTTATTGATCGTAAATTCTTTGGAGATATTTCTCCAGGAGATAGAATTCGTTATGAAGATACTTTTGATGCAACTATTTTATCAACTACCTCAAAAGTTACTGTTCAACAAAAAGGTAAACGATTTAGACTTGGTGATTTATACGAAATTAAAAACGGAGATGGTGCAGGATCAATTCTAAAAGTTTCTGGTATTAATGATACTGGAGGAATTAACAGTATTGAATTTGTTAAATACGGTATTAATTATGTTGGTGACTTTACTGCAACTATACTACCACTTGGTGGACAATCAGCCACTTCTGCAGGATCTACTGCATTAACTATTGGTGGTGCTTCTCCAAGTTATAGTGTAGGATTGAATGAAACTACTAATGGATTCTTTGAACAGGGTATTATCAATACTTCAGACTATAACACTACTGATTATTGGGATGGTACTTATGTGGGCGATGTTGTTCGTGAGTTTTTCGTTGACAATAAAGGAATTATTTTAGATCCAGATGAGCCAGCAATTATTAAAATCACTCTTGGTTCTCTGGCAAAATATCCAGGATACTATACAAGTAATCTTGGTTTCTTGGATGATGCTATGTACATTCAAGATAGTAGATTTTATCAAGCATTTTCATATGTTATTAAAATTGATGAAAAGTTAGAAACATATCGTTCTGCAGTTAAAACATTAATTCACCCTGCAGGTATGGCTTTGTTTGGTGAGTATGACGTAAGAAATCAATTTGATACTGGAACTAGCCTAACATCTATGCTGCGTTTCTTGGTACTACAATTCCAAGACGAAGCATTTTTATCAGATAATACACCACTCCCAAATGGCACTCCAGCATTCCGTTTTAGCGCAGAAAAACCACTGTCCACTCACTTCCTATTCAATGGGGTTACTGCTGATACAAGTTCAGTTACTCTGCAAGATACAAGCACACTTTTTGTTGTAGATAAACCACTCGATACTCACTTTCTAAATGATGGTACTACAGCTGATACAAGTTCTGTTACAATGGCAGATACAAGTAGAGTTAAAGATATAGGTAAAGCACTTTCTACTCACTTTCTAAATAATGGTACTACAGCTGATACAAGTTCAGTTTCTCTAACAGAAACAACGTATGACTATGATTACAGTTTATTAACACGTATTGGTATTAGTGTATTTGATACAACAAAGATATTAAATTCTCCAGTTTATGATCATTATTTAAATAATGGTACAACTTTAGATACAGATACAGTTTCTTTGGGTGACACAACACCAAATTTTGAAGTAGAAAAGGCATTAGATACACATTACCTATTTGATGGAGTTACTGCGGATACAAGTTCAGTGACTATGAGTGATACTACAGGAACGAATAGTACTAGAACTGTTCCGTTCTTTGTCCTAAATAAACAATTGGCTACCCATAATTTGTTTGATGGGTCTACAGCAGATACAAGTTTAATTACAATGGCTGATAGTGGAGGAAGTTTGTGGTTAAGTCCTTATACAGATCCTTATCCAACTAGCAGCTCTTATTTTGCAAACGATAGTGGAAACTATACAGAGGGTGAAGCATCTTTCACTGGATAATTAATAAAGGAGATTTCGAT